CTATACAAAAAGATGGGGAGATGCTCCAATAAAATTTTTGGGAGTTAATCTGTTTATGCCTCAAAAAAATATCCAACCTGTTCATGGATTTAAATATCAACATGGTGCTGTATATGAAATTTAAAAAATGATAGGATTTAATCATCTAGGAAATTTGGGTCAGCTGGGAAATCAAATGTTTCAGTATGCATCTTTAAAAGGTATTGCCGACAAACATGGATATCAATATTGTATTCCTAAAAATAGTGTTGTTACAGATGCTTTAGGTAATAAATTAAGAACCGAATTATTTGATGTTTTTAATTTAAATGTTAATATTCAAAAAATAGAAACGGATCAATATTTGCAAGAACCTTCATTTAACTATAGTAAAAATTTTGTTAATAGTTGTCCCGATAATGTTTCTTTGTGGGGATTTTTTCAATCTGAAAAATACTTTAAACATATTGAAAAAGAGATTAGAGTAGATTTTACTTTCAAAGATGAAATAGTTGAGGATTGTAAAAATATTATAAAGGATATATTTGATGATCCTATTGCACTTCATATACGTCGGGGTGATTTTTTAATCAATTCTGGAAATCATTATAATCAAAGTCTTGAGTATTATGAAAATGCTTTGAGTAAATTTAATTCCGACAGGCAGGTTGTTATCTTTAGTGATGACCCTAAATGGTGTATGTCGCAAGATTTATTTTCTTCCGATAGATTTATTGTTTCTGAATCTACAGGACCATATCACGATCTTTACTTAATGACTCAGTGTGGTGATTTTATTATTGCCAATTCTACTTTCTCTTGGTGGGGAGCATGGTTGGCAAATAAAGGAAATGTAATCGCACCTGAGAAATGGTTTGGTTCAAATAATTCTCACCTAGATACAAAAGACTTATATCCCGATGATTGGAAGATTTTATAATGGACAAAAATAAAGCACTTTATAAGCTCAAAGGATTTCCTCCCATATATTATCTAAATCTGGATGAGCAACCAGAAAGAAGAGAATATATGGAAGAACAATTTAAGTATTGGGAGATTGAGAATTATACTCGTATCTCTGCATACGATGGTAGGGACGGTAGAGACCTTGGAGACATTCTTAAAGGAAGATACCCTGACATGATGTCTTCTGGTGAGGTTGGATGCACCACATCTCATCTGAGAGCAATGGTGGAGTTTCTTAAGACAGATTCTCCATGTGCTTTAATGATGGAAGATGATTGTGATATCTCTACTACATCATATTGGCCTTTTGAATGGAAAAATTTCTTTGCAAAAATTCCTTATGATTATGATGTAGTTCAACTTGCTGTCATTAATACCGCAACAATTCATATACAAATGCATAAGAGATTTGTAAATGATTTTTCTACTGCATGTTATTTGATTACTCGTCGTCATGCTCAAAAATTGGTTGATCTTCATGTGAGAGGTGATAAGTATAAGATTGATAATGGAGTTAAACCAAGAGCAGTTGCCGATGACTTGATTTATAATTCGGGAAACACTTTTGCTATTCCTTTATTCTTATATAAACTTGAGTTAGGTTCGTCCATTCATAAAGAACATATCGATGTTTTTCATAAGGCAAGTTATGATGGACTTTGGAATTTTTGGAAGACGCAGGCCAACCAAATTGAGGATTGGAATTCCTTATTTGACTATGATCCATACTTCAATCGGTTACCACCAGAGAAAAAAAGTGATGAATGATACCGACTGTCCTTGACAAGACTTTATGTTTGCTATATAATACTGTAATGTTTCTTCACAAAACTCCAATGACTGTTACAACTGAGGATGGTGGACGTACAAATATGTATGCCACAGAACCACGTATGTATGTTGATCCATCCTATACTGAGTCATATGGTCTTGAGACATATGCAGAACGTGCAGAGAAACTTAATGGTCGCACAGCAATGATTGGATTTGCTTTTGCGATAGTTTCTTATGCTACGACTGGTAGTGTTTTCTTTTTCGGACTTTTCGGTTTTTGAGTACTTGACAATGTATCAAATTTTGTTTACAATAACTAGTATTGCCTTCCTTGTGTTGTTGGCATACTCCGTACAAAATCTTTCCGAAACTTACTAATGGACTTTAACGTTACCTTCCGTACTCCTGACGGTACAGAAACTACTATTACCTGTCAGGATGACCAATATCTTCTTGATGCTGCCGAGGAGGGTGGTATTGATATGAACTACTCTTGCCGAGCAGGGGCCTGCTCATCTTGTGCAGGTTGGATTGTGTCTGGCACAGTAGACCAAAGTGACCAATCATTCTTGGATGACGATCAAATTGAAGAAGGATTTGTGCTCACTTGTGTTGCATATCCAACTTCTGATGTTATAATTGAAACTGAACACGAAGAGAACCTCTACTGATGCACGGAAAACTTGATCCAGAAGAACGCATTATGGAAGGCATCAATGAACCTTATTCTAGATTTCTAGAACTATATCAGGTTGATGAAATTAAACAACTCATTGAAATATATGGGTGGGAAGCATCTGACGATATTGTCATTGAGATGGCTGGTACTCAAGTCTCTGGTGTCGATGTGGGTGAAGTATATAATAAGAAATGGCAATCACCTATCGGTACACGTAAGTACAATAAGGAAGCATTCATTGTTATTAAAAATCTCTCAAGAGATCCCTTTGATTCTTCTAAACCTATGGATAGAGAACACAAACCTCAACATCCATATGAATCAGTAGCAAATGCCTAATCCAAATCAACTCTATGATGATATGGAGAGACTAAATGCCCTATACGAAGAACTCTGCTGGGCACATGATGATGAACTAGTATTCACTCATGAAAATAGTAGAGTCATTATTTACAACAAAACGCAAGAGAAAACAAATGAACGAAAAAGCAGAACGTATTAATGGTTGGGCAGCAATGATTGGTGTCATTGCTGCTATGGGATCATATGCCCTTACCGGCGACCTAATCCCTGGAGTATGGTAAAATGATGTTATTAGCAACTTTCTTGTTTGGTGCTTGTATAATTCATTCTGTATTTACGGAAGACATTGATGACGATGATCATTTTGATGGTGGTATGTTGATACCAGCACAAAATCCAATTCAATAATAGACAAAAAAGACTTTACTCTATATACTGAGTAGAGTCTTTTTTATTATATGCCAAAGAATCAATTGAACAAGGATGAACTGATGTGTCACGTTCTTAAACTTAAGAATGAAGTTGATGAGGAATCAAAATCAGTTCGGCAGAAAGAAAAAGATATAGCACACAAGTATCTCAATAAGGTGTTAGATAGAATACAGGAATATCGATTTTAATTGTTTTACAATTTGTCTTCCTGAGAATATAATAAATATCTATACATAAGGATTTGTAATAATAGTGGCAATCAGAAAACCATCAGAATACTTTGATAGAGAAAAAGCATCTGTTGAAAACACAATTCAGGGTAGTATTGAAAATACAGAATTAAATACTTTTTCTGACGCCTATGATGCGTTCAAAAGAAATTTAAGTAAAGTTGATGTTTTAACTGATTTTTCTGAAACATTAGAAAACTATCAATCTAATATAGAAAAGGTAAATCATCTATCCGAAAAGATTGAAGAGTTAGATGATGATATTAAAAATCTTCTCACTAAAGAAGATTTGGACAAGGCATTAGTATCTCAACTTTTGTTTCTTGAAGAATGTATTCGTGATGTTCAAGATAAAGTTAAGTCTATTAATCAGAAAAATCTGACTCAAGTTAAACTGGATGTTTCTAGTTTGACAGAAACAGTACATACTTTTGTTGATAATGAACTTCCAAGATATAAAAAATTAGTTTCTGATTCTGAAATTAGACTTACTAACAGATGTGAAGTATTAGAAGAAGAACTAAAAGAAACTTTAGATAATATAAAAGATGTTGTTGATGAAAAATATATTGAGGATTTTAATTCTCTCAATGAAGAACTTGGAAGGATAAAAAATAATGATATACCAAAATATAAAAATTTAATTGTTGACTCTGAAATAAAAACAGACTCGAAAATTAAAGAGTTTGCAGAATTTTTAGATAATACTGTAAATGATATTGTATCTAAAATTGAACTTGTAAAAGAAGATAACACTGAAATTTTTGATACTTTAAATTTTAAAGTTAGTGAAGTCAATCAGATTCATAATCTGATGCTTGAGGATATTGAAAAGAGTGAAACTACTAGAGATGAACTAGATAAAAAAGTTGTAGATTTAAAAATTGAGATTCTTAGAAATGAATCTCATATTGAAAATCAAAATAAAAGTATTGAAACTATTCATGAAGATGTTAAATCTGCGATTGATAAGTTAAGTATTGAGGAAATACGAAAAAATAACTCAAGACTTGCAAGTAAAGTAAAATATATTGAAGAAGTATTTGAGAAATTTAACGAGAAAGAAATTCTTAATGAGAGTATTATTACAGAACCTAGTTCTTCTGAAAATAGTGATCCATTAACACCATTAGATCAAAAATTTGTAACTTTGGATCAACTCCAGAGTCACTATAGATTATTTGTAAATCGTATTCAACAACAACTCTCATCATTAGGTGGTGGTGGAGAGGTTCGTCTTGAGTTCCTTGATGATGTTGATAGAGATAGTGCAAAGGTTAATAATAAGTTTTTAAAATATGATTCTGCCTCAGGTAAATGGGTAGGTGCTAATGCTTCTGGAGGAGCAGGATCTCAAACACTGGATGAAACTTTAGAATTAGGAGATACTTCTACCAGAGGAATGAGTGTTGGTGTTGTTACTTCTACCAAACTTCATATAGACCCTGTTGGTTCGGGTGTTACCTATAGTGAAAATTTAGTTGTTCTTGGTAACGGAAGAGTTACTGGAATTTTAAGTATAGGTACATCTTCAATCGTATTAGATCCTAATAATAAAAAAATTACAGGTATTGAAGAATTAGAACTTGGAACAACTACTCTAAAGCACGATGCTGTAGGGAATATAACTTTTGTCAATACAACTAATCCTACAGAAATAATTAATGTTGGCATTGGAACTACGGTTTCGATTAATACAAGTGGGATTATTACTGCATCATCATTCAGTGGTTCTGGTGTAAATCTAACAAACATTCCAAACACTTCATTAGACAATAATAGTGTCTCATTTGGTGGAGTATCTGTTGACTTAGGTTCTTCAGATGCAACACCAGCATTTGATTTAAGTGATGCCACTAACTATCCAACATCAAGTCTTAGTGGAACCATTACGAATGCTCAGTTAGCAGGTTCTATTGCGAATGCTAAGTTAGCAAATGATAGTGTTTCTTATGGTGGAGTAAGTTTAGACCTGGGTCAATCTGATGCAACACCAGCATTTGACTTGAGTGATGCTACTAATTATCCTACTTCATCACTATCAGGAACAATTACTAATGCCCAATTAGCAGGTTCTATTGCTAATGCTAAGTTATCAAATTCTAGTATTGCTATTGGTGGTGTAACACTTAACTTAGGTGATACTGATGCAACACCAGCATTTGACCTTTCTGATGCTACTGCTTATCCTTATACTAGTCTTACTGGTATTACTACAAGTATTGTAGGAGATACAACACCACAACTTGGAGGAAACTTAGACCTTAATAATAACAGCATAACCGGAACTGGCAATTTAAATATTTCTGGTGTCTCTACATTCTCTGGTGATGTAACAATAACAAGTACTGGAAATTTAATATTAGACAGTAATGGTCCTCAAAAAATAATATTCAAAGATAGTAGTATTGATGGACTAGAATTAGCATATTACACAAATGGTGATTATCTATCCATCCAAAAATCATCTAATACTCATAGTCTTTTACGTGCTTATAGGGATGAAGGTCAAATAGAACTTTACTATAGCAACGCCAAAAAACTTGAAACGACTGGTATTGGTATATCTGTTCTTAATGGTGATAGTAATACTGCAACGATTGCTGGACCATCTAATTTAATTATTGATCCAGGTGTTGTTGGTGATAATACTGGTATTGTTAGAATTAAAGGTGATTTATATGTCGATGGTACTGAAACTTTTGTAAATTCTACGACAGTTGAGATTGCAGATAAGGTTATTGGTATTGCTACTACTTGTACTTCCAATCTTCTGACTGATGGTGCTGGTATTGGAATTGGTAGTGATAAAACATTCTTATATGAGTTTAATAGTGGAACTAATCCCTCACTTAAGTCTAGTGAAAACTTAAATGTTCTCACAGGAAAAGGATATCAGGTTAATCAAGTTGAAGTATTGAATGCAACAACATTAGGATCGGGAGTTACCATATCTTCACTCACTAGTGTTGGAACACTTACTGCTCTTACTTCTACTGGGACAATTAAATTCCAGACAGCAGCATCATCTGCTGGTCAGACTGCATTCCTCGTACAAGATGGTAGTGCTTCACCAACTGATGTTTTCAGAATATATGAAAATGGTGAAACAGTTATCAGAAATATTGTTTATTTTGGACCATCTGGTTCTCAGTCAAGAATTAATCCAAATGGGTCGAGCATATTTCTGGGAGATATGTCAATTAGAGATGGATCTACAACTAATATTTTTCTGGAAAATAATGGTGATGCAACTTTCAAAGGTGATCTATCCATAGCAGATAAGATAATTCATGATGGAGATACTGATACTGCGATTAGATTCCCTACTGCTGATACAGTTACAGTGGAGACTGCTGGAACAGAAAAACTTCGTATAACTTCTGCTGGTAATGTCGGCATCGGAAGTGAAATTCCATCAGAAAAATTAGATGTTAATGGAACTGTTAAGGCAACAACATTCAGTGGAAATCTACCAACAACAGATTTAACAGGAACCATTACGAATGCTCAACTTGCAGGTTCTATTGCGAATGCTAAGTTAGCAAACGATAGTGTCTCATTCGGTGGAGTATCATTAGACCTTGGTACTTCTGATGCGACACCAGCATTTGACTTGAGTGATGCTACTAACTATCCAACTAGTAGTCTTAGTGGAACTATAACTAATGCACAACTTGCTGGATCAATTGCCGATGGTAAGTTAGCAAGTACATTCCTTAAGAATGTTGTTGAGGATACTACACCACAACTTGGAGGAAACTTAGATCTTAATGGTAAATTCATAACGGGAACAGGTGGTATTAATGTCACTGGTGTCGTTACTGCCACTACTTTTAGTGGAAATTTACCAACAACAGATCTCACTGGAACCATAACGAATGCTCAGTTAGCAGGTTCTATTGCAAATGCTAAGTTAGTAAACGATAGTGTCTCATTCGGTGGAGTATCATTAGACCTTGGTGCTTCAGATGCGACACCAGCATTTGATTTGAGTGATGCTACTGCTTATCCTACATCATCCTTAACCGGAACTATTACGAATGCTCAGTTAGCAGGTTCTATTGCAAATGCTAAGTTAGCAAATGATAGTGTTTCTTATGGTGGAGTATCATTAGACCTTGGAGGTACTGATGCAACACCAGCATTTGACCTGAGTGATGCTACTAACTATCCGACATCATCCTTAACCGGAACTATTACGAATGCCCAGTTAGCAGGTTCTATTGCTGATGGTAAGTTAGCAAGCACATTCCTTAAAAATGTGGTTGAGGATACTACTCCACAACTTGGTGGGAACTTAGATCTTAATGGTAAATTCATAACGGGAACAGGTGGTATTAATGTCACTGGTGTTGTAACTGCCACATCATTCTCTGCTGCTGATACATTTATAGTAGAGACTGCTGGTAGTGAAAGAGTTAGTGTAACTTCTGCTGGCAATGTTGGTATTGGCAGTGTCATACCGCAGGCGAACTTAGAAGTATATGGAACTACCAGATTTAAGGCTACTGATGGATCTCATGGTATTGAATTTTATCCCGATGTTACTGGGCTGGGGTTTCAAAGAATTATTTCTTTTAATAGAACATCATCTGCATACGAAAATTTATCTTTTGGTGTAAATGAATTTATAGTTACTAATCAGAATATTGTAGAAAGATTTCGTGTAACTTCTGCTGGCAATGTTGGCATTGGCAGTACGATTCCTACATCAAAATTAGATGTTAGTGGGGATGCTAAAGTATCTGGTGTTATAACTGCCACTACTTTTAGTGGAAATTTACCAACAACAGATCTCACTGGAACCATAACGAATGCTCAGTTAGCAGGTTCTATTGCAAATGCTAAGTTAGTAAACGATAGTGTCTCATTCGGTGGAGTATCATTAGACCTTGGTGCTTCAGATGCGACACCAGCATTTGATTTGAGTGATGCTACTGCTTATCCTACATCATCCTTAACCGGAACTATTACGAATGCTCAGTTAGCAGGTTCTATTGCAAATGCTAAGTTAGCAAATGATAGTGTTTCTTATGGTGGAGTATCATTAGACCTTGGAGGTACTGATGCAACACCAGCATTTGACCTGAGTGATGCTACTAACTATCCGACATCATCCTTAACCGGAACTATTACGAATGCCCAGTTAGCAGGTTCTATTGCTGATGGTAAGTTAGCAAGCACATTCCTTAAAAATGTGGTTGAGGATACTACTCCACAACTTGGTGGGAACTTAGATCTTAATGGTAAATTCATAACGGGAACAGGTGGTATTAATGTCACTGGTGTTGTAACTGCCACTTCTATGCAGCTGTTAAAGGGGTCCGACATCTTTCCCGATAACAGTGACTATGACAGACTGGTTGTCCAAAATTCCACGTCAGGACAGGGGGCTGCTCTTCAAATTGTTGGACCTACTAATGGTGTCTCAGAGATTGGATTCTCTGATAATCAACGCAACGCGGGTTTATTGAGCTACAGCCACAGCAACAACTCCATGAATTTTGATGCTAACGGTGCAAACCGTGTGACTATTCTTTCTGGTGGAAACGTTGGTGTTAATCAGTCTAACCCTACGGAACAGTTAGAAGTTAATGGGACATGTAAGGCTACTGCTTTTGTTGGTAATGGATCAGGATTGACTAATCTTCCTGGTGGAGGAGGTGGTATTTCTAACTATGTAAAATATGTCGGAACCGGAACACCTGACCTAAATGCCAGTACATCTTATGCTGAAGTTTCATGGATTAATACAACACCACAATTCTCAAATGGAACTTGGTCTGCAACATCAAGTCATGTAGTGGTTCCTAACAATGGAATATATTTAGTTCAAGTTAATTTTTATATAACAGCAAGTGTTACCCGATCTAATATTGGATTAAAGTTTGCCGTTAATGATACACAACAAACTGAAATCGCTGCTAATAATTATATTAGAAACACCTCTGGTCATCAGGAGTCATCTATAAATATGGCAACTACATTGAGTTTGAGTGCTAATGATCAAGTCAGTATTTATGTTGCAAGATTATCAGCCTCAGGAACAGTATCACTCCAAGGAACTAGTAGTACACTCGCAATCACACAACTGGCATAATCATGTATATCAAATCCCACTTAATTCATAAAACGACTGGTGTTGGTGCAACAAATAATGCAACATATCATGAGCAATTAACTTCATATCAGGAACCATATAGTATTTCTGGAATTAATATTGTTCATAGATTAAATTACGATAACGGTATTCCATATTTTTTATGTACTGCAACTGATGATTTCAATGTTTCGGAACATTCTTCTTCTGGTGTCTCATCTATATCATCAACAGAATGGAATAATATTATTAGTTCTTATGATACTGAACAGGAGAGTAAGAGATGTGTTTTTGTCAGAGAAATGAGAGACGATGCTCTTAATACATCCGATATGTATGTGATTAAGAAAGTTGAATGTAATGTTGCTATTACTACAGAATTTAGAACATGGAGGCAAGAACTTAGAGATTTGCCTAATGGAGATAATTTTCCTATAACTTGGCCCACATCACCATCAGAAGTGAGTGGTATTATTACCGGTGGACAATATCAAAGCAATTTGAAAGATATACATATGATTAACGATCCAATCACATAACTGGCACAGACCCTTGACGGGTCTTTTTTTATGTCTTATAATATTGAGGTCTTCGGGACACCACCTCAAAACACTCCCAACACGGGGGTTGACAAGGACGGCAAACCGTAGTATGCTAAATACATCAGCAAGTTAAGGAACCAACACATTTCTTAACTGTTCGTAACACCCCGCAAACCAAGACCTATAGGGTGTCTAAACACGTCTTTCATATCTCAGACTTAGGGTGTCTGGGAAATAGTAACTCCACCATTCCCTGATGGTCTTACTTTTTTGTTCAAAACAATGGCAACAACTCTTTCAAGGCAACAATCTACATCCCCATGGCAGAATTTCTGTGAGTGGGTGACATCAACTAACAATCGTTTATATGTTGGTTGGTTCGGTGTATTGATGATCCCAACACTGTTAGCAGCAACTGTCTGCTTCATCGTTGCATTCATCGCAGCACCACCCGTCGATATTGACGGTATTCGTGAACCCGTAGCTGGTTCACTCATGTATGGCAACAACATCATTTCTGGTGCAGTTGTCCCAAGTTCAAATGCAATCGGTCTCCACTTCTACCCAATCTGGGAAGCAGCATCACTCGATGAGTGGTTGTATAACGGTGGTC